AATGTGTTATTTTTTTGAATTACATAAATGGTATTCTTTAATTTACAAGATAATTCTCTTGCTTCTTCAATTACCATTTTGCAGGTTACTGTGTTTTTGATTTCGTTTATCATTGTTTTGGGTTTTGATTTATAATGCAATTTATAAACTATTTCAATACATACCAAATATTTCTAAAACTTTTTTTAAAATATTTGATAAATATACCCCAAAATAGTGGAAATCAAAGAGTTATGAATGGTGGGTTTTTAGCTTGAAATGTCCGTTTTATACCTAATTGATAGGTAGTTGATAGGTATGCCATACCCCGTAAGAAGAAGAAGAAGAAATGGAATAAGTATAAGTATAAGTAAAAGAAGAAGAAGAAGAAGTATATTAGCAAACGTTAAACGTTATTTTGGATAGGCAAAAAATCATATCCGAATTATATCACTCAAAAGATATTAATGATGCAATTGGTAAGATGAATCCCAAAGGTTTGCAAAGTGAACTCCGCCAAGAGGTGTTTCTTGTTCTTTGTGAAATGGATGAAAAAAAATTGTTTGATATGTACGAGCAAGGTTACTTAAAATACTTTATTGTTCGGACTATTCTCAATATGGCTAAATCTGACCGAAGTAATTTTTACAAAAAATTCAGACAAGAATACCAAGAAATCCCTATAACCTACGAACTAACAAAAGAAGAATACTCTGAAGATTTACTTAACAAACTTGAACAAGGTTTAGAAATACTACATTGGTACGAAGCAGAACTTTTAAAACTTTATGCTTCTAATGGTAAAAATCTTTTAGCTATTTCCAGAGATACAAAGATTCCGTATCGGTCTTTGATTAAAACAATTCGTAAAGCAAAAATATTAATGAAATATAAAATCCGTAACAATGAAAATATTTGAGATTATTTTAGCAGCAAACTTTTTTAGTTTTTACTTTATAGTTCAAAACAACTTGCCAAAGAAATGGAATTTAGATTTTAAACCTTTGAATTGTACTCTCTGCTTAACGGCTTGGGTTGGTTTGGTTTTGTATTTACTTCCTTTTGTAGTAACAGAAGCTACTCTTTGTATGTTTGCTTCTGGAGTTATTGCACCATTTTTTAGAAACTTTTTAAATAATTTATATGAATCAAAAAGACCTTGACTATTGTAAGCAACACATTATTAATTTTGAATCGGTAAAACTTGGCTTTACTCGTAACATTTCGTTTGATGTGTTAGGCGAATACGAAAGAATGTACCGGCATTATTTAGATTCACAATTCTCTTTAACGTATTGGTGTGGCGAGTGTGTATTCGATATGCTTAAAAGATTAATCGTTCTATACGAAAATGCACAACCGATTGTTCAAAATGTTATTGAAGTTGCACAAGAAAATGTACAAACCATAAAGAAAAAAAGAGGCAGACCTAAAAAATGAGAATCTTAATTTTAACATCTCAAAACTCTGGTGTTGGTTATCATCGTTTAATGTTGCCTGTTTACTATTTAGAAAAAACCTATGCTTTCTTTACCGATACTCTAACCGATGAAGTATTAGAAGAAAACTTTGATATCGTTTTATTCAATCGTTTTATAGCAGGAACTTCATTAGAAACTTTATTAGAAAAGAAAAAAAAGTATGGCTTCAAGATTATTTGTGATATTGATGATTATTGGATTTTAGATAGGTCGCACATTTTAGAAAGTGTTTACCCAACAAAACAAATAATAAGTCACATCAAAGAAGCCGATTTAGTTACTTGTACGAATGAGAGATTATGGAATGAAATCCGACCTATCAATTCGAATGTCGCAATTCTACCCAATGCACTTCCGTATGGTAATGACCAATTCACAGATATAAGAGAATACACCGACAAAGTTAAATTCGTTTACACCGGCTCAATCACACACGAAGAAGATATTAAACTCGTTCAATTTCCTTTGAAAAAGGTAGCCTCGGATTCTGCTTTGAGAAGTAAGGTACACTTTCAGCTTTGTGGATTTGATGATTCTGGAGCGGGTTCAGCAGCAATTTGGCATAGGATGATTTCTAATTTTACTTGTGGTTTGAAGTTGGGAGATGTCAGAAGATTCCTACCTGTAACCGAGTATATGAATTTCTACAACGATGCCGATTGTTCTATTGTTCCATTAAGAGCAACCAAGTTTAATTCAATGAAATCCAATTTAAAACTATTAGAAGCCGCCTCAAAGAAGATTCCTGTTATCGGTAGTCACGTTGATCCATACTTAAATTCCCCGATGATACAAGTTAATCAGCAAGGGGATTGGTATAAGGAAATAAAAAAAGTCACTCAAGATGCTATTTATAGACAGGAGAAAGGTTTGGAATTATTTGAATGGGCAGTTCAAAACTTTAATCTATTTAAAGTAAACGAGAAAAGAAAACAATTATATGCCGGTGTCTAAATGCAAAAACGGAAAGTGGAAGATTGGTACAGGTGCGTGTGTTTTTGAAACAAAAGAGAAAGCAGAAAAAGCCTACAAAGCTATTTTAGCACAAGGCAAATTCAAGAAGAAAAAAAATGGTAGTTGAGTTATGGCTAAATCTGGAACTATTGGAAAGACAACTTTTGGAAAAAGAAGAAAAGGAAAGGCTTGTAAAGGAACTAATAAGCACAATCGAAAAGAGCGGAATTACAGAGGGCAAGGTCGTTGAGTATTTAAAAGTGTATAACTAATGAAAGCAGAGTTTATTTCAATCAGTAAAGTAAAAGCAAACCCTAACAATCCGAGAATAATCAAGGATGACAAGTTTGCCAAGCTTGTAAAGTCAATTCAAGAGTTTCCCAAAATGCTTGAGTTAAGACCTATTGTGGTAAATGATGATATGATTGTTCTGGGTGGTAATATGCGTCTTAAAGCGTGTAAGGAAGCCGGGTTAAAAGAAATACCTGTAATTAAAGCGAGTGAACTAACCGAAGAACAACAAAGAGAATTTATCATCAAAGACAATGTTGGATTCGGAGAATGGGATTGGAATGATTTAGCCAATAATTGGGATGCAAATGAATTAAGCGAATGGGGATTAGATATTCCAGGATTTGAAGCGGAAGTATTAGAAGCAGAGGAAGATTATTTTACAATTCCTGAAGAAATAAAAACCGATATTGTTTTAGGAGATTTATTTGAGATAGGCGAACATAGATTACTTTGTGGAGATAGTACCGATAGCGACCAAGTGGCAAAGTTAATGAATGGAGAGAAAGCGGATATGGTGTTTACTGACCCGCCTTATGGTGTTGATTACAAAGGAATAAATAATGATAGTAGAAATGGTTTAGAAGAATTGTTAAACTCATCTTTTCAAAACTATTTAATAAATTCAAAAGAGGGAGCGTCTGTTTATTGTTTTCATAGCGATAAATGTGCAGACATTTTCAATCAAGTTTTTAGAAACTATTGTCATTTTTCAAGTATGATAATTTGGGTAAAAGAAAGTATTGTTTTATCTCAAACAGATTATCAAAGTAAACACGAACCTTGTTTTTATGGTTGGTTTAATAATGGAACACATAACTGGTATTCAGATAGAAAGCAAGAAAGTGTTTGGATTGCAAAAAGCAAAAGAGAAGAAGGTCACACAACACCAAAACCAATTGAAATAGTCTCAAAGGCAATAAATAATTCAAGCAAAGAAAAACATTTGATATTTGACCTATTCATAGGCTCCGGCTCAACAATGGTGGCTTCACATCAACTTAAAAGAAAATGCTACGGAATGGAGTTAGACCCTAAATACTGCCAAGTAATAGTAGATAGGATGAAGAAACTTGACCCCTCAATAATAATCAAAAAGAATGGGTTACCTTTAGAATAATAGTGAAGTAATAGAGAAAAATGGCTAATAATCAAAACTTAAAACCTTTTAAGAAAGGCGAGGTTGCTAACCCTAACGGGAGACCGAAGAAGTATGTAACGCTTTTAAGAGAGCAAGGATACAAGTTATCTGAAATCAATGATACTATTCAAGTGATGCTTCAAATGGGAGTGGATGAGTTAAAAGAGGTTTGGGATAATCCAAAGGCTACGATACTCGAAAAGACAATAGCCAATGCAATGCGGAAGAGTTTAGAAAAAGGTTCTTTATATTCGGTAGAAACCTTATTAACAAGGGTTTATGGAAAGCCGAAGGAAACACAACAGGTTAGTTCTGATTCAAAGATTGAGGTAGTGTTTGTTAATGGGAAAACAATATTATAATCCAAGAGGTAAAGGTTATATCAGACCTGCAAATTTTCAAATTTGGAGTGGGTATTTAAAAGCCCTTTCCTCGCTTTTTTTATGAGAATTGAACTCCCGACTTTACATACTAAACAACAAGAAATTATTGATTGTCAATCAAGGTTTAGGGTTGTACTTGCCGGAAGAAGATTTGGGAAATCGGAACTCTCACAAATTGAAATAATAATCAACGCCTTACAAGGCAAACAAGTATTCTACATAACGCCGACCTATCAACTTGCTCGTGTCTTCTTTGATCAACTTATTAAATGTGTACCTTTTGAAGCTAACAAATCGGAACTATCAATTAAGTTTCCTAATGGGGGAGCAGTTTACTTTTTTACGGGGGAACGATTAGATAACTTACGAGGAAGAAAGTTCCACTTTGGCGTAATAGATGAAGCCTCTTACATTAGCGACCTTGAGAATGGATGGTTAAACTCAATCCGACCTACCTTAACCGACTACAAAGGTAGAGCGTTATTCATCTCAACTCCGAAAGGGAAGAATTACTTTT